GGCTATTTGTTGCGGCGTTGGTCGAAGTTGATACAACATTGGTTTGATATTGAACCGTGGTAGATATAGGTGCGACTTGCCAAAAGTTGGTTGGGCTCACCACTTCTCCGTTGGTGTTGACAGAAACAAGCCCAGTGCCCGCGTTGCTATTGGTTAGTGCAGACCATCCAAGGCCGAGGTTGGCGCGGGTATTAGCGGCCATTTTTGAAGAAGCATCGCCCTGAAAATTTATAGCTGCTGTTCCAGTGTTCGTTTGGTCTGACTCTAAAAAAAGGCCTTGTTTGTCTACGACAGTAACAACATCATTTGTTGTATCATTTCCAAATTGTACCGAATTAAAAGTAACACTATTCGTCGCCCCCAACTCAATCGCTGTGCGGAAATTCGTGACGTTTGTGTTAGTAAGCGCGGGCAGGATGAGGCCCAAATTAGTTCTTGCCCCACCAGCCGTGGTAGCCCCACTTCCGCCATTACTGATAGCAATGGTTCCAGTGACATTAGATGCGGTGATATTAGTCAGGCCCCCTCCATTGCTTGCTGCTAGATTAGTTAGTACAGAAGAGGAGGGCTGGAATGCTGTTGCGGGATTTGTCGCTGCTGTGTTCAGTCCAATAGCTGTGCGAAATGCCGCATTATCAGTGTTGGTTAGAGCCGCAAGGGTAAGTCCTGCCACAGATCTCACCCCAGAAGAATCAAGAGCCAACACAGCATTATTAGGGGTCGTTGAATTTGTAGAACCTAAAATGTAGGGAGTGGAAGCAAACCCCTGTCCTGTTCCCGTTCCCAAATTAGTCAGTCCAACAAACACATCCGAGGAACCAACACCCAATGCCGTTCTTGCTCCAGTGGCGTTGGTCGCTCCCGTTCCGCCGTTGACCAAGGCTACTACTCCCGTAACATTGGAGGCTAAAGCAATACTTCCAGTAACATTGGAAGCCAGTGCAACAGTCCCGACTACCGAAGATGCGGCAATATTGGTCAACCCACCACCATTAGAAGATGAAAGATTGGTAAGGATTGCTGAGGAAGGTTGAAATGCGGATGCGGGGTTTGTCGCTGCCGTTCCCAAGCCGAGCGCGGTTCTGGCTCCAGATGCGGTATTTGCGCCACTGCCACCGTTGGTGATGGCGACAATTCCAGTGACGTTAGATGCTGTTCCCGTGGTATTTTGGTTAAGTGTCGGAAAGTTGGTTAGGCCGCTGGCATCTCCAGTTGTTCTAAGGAGACTTGATGGGAAATTAGTAAGGGAGGCAGCACTGCCATCCGTGCGAAGAAGGGATGATGGGAAATTTGTTAGATTTACCGCATTGCCAGTCAGTGAAAGCTTGGAATCAAGATTGGTTTGCAGTCCTGTAATATTTGCAATTGCCAGCGTTGGATTGGTTGCCAACTTTCCGTCTAACGAAGTTTGCAGTCCGCTAACATTGCTAATGGCAATTGGAAATGAACCAGAAAGCTTTCCATCCAAAGCTGTTTGCAGTGCAGCAATATTGGAGATTTGAAGCGTTGGATTGGTTCCGAGTTTTCCGTCAAGTGTGGTTTGGAGATTGCTAATGTTGGCAATAAGCAAGGTCGGATTGGTTCCGAGCTTCCCATCCAAAGACGTTTGCAAACCAGTGACATTGGTGATTCCAATAGTAATGTTGCTGAACGTTAATGCTCCGCCAGAAACCAAATTACTGAGAATGGAAGATGCGGGCTGGAAGGCAGATGCGGCGTTTGTTGCGGCACTGCCCAATCCCAGTCCAGAACGGGCATTAGTAACGTCCGCGCTCCAAAAGTTGGTGGGTTGAACCACCACATTATTTGTTCCCACTAACACGTTGCGGGTTTGTCCGAAGCCCGAAACAATCAAGACTGCTGAAATAATAAGAGAGAGAATTGTTTTCATTACATTAGTCGTTTCCACACGCGCTTGGTTCCCGTTTGACTATCATAGTCATTGGGCCTGATAATAAAAGGATCGTTTTCGGCGTCCGTTCCATTGGTCAATTGATAAATCGCAGGAGCCCCGCTGATAACCAAGAATAGTACAATCCCGACAGCGTAAGTTCCACTGACGGTATTCAGAGAATCAAGATCAGTGGATGCTCCTCCAGTCAATCCAGTAAGCGATGGCTCCACCCGAAGGATGTTGACGCTGGGGGTTGCAATCGGAGTTGAGCTAACTCCGATAACACTGGAACTTGGAATGGGAATGCAGATCTTGCTCATCGGGTTACCTCTGGAGAAATGATTACGTTACCTTGTAAAATACGGGTTGTGATGGCCCCTGTTGTAAGCTCCAAGTCATATACGGCCTTATCACAGACCGAGAGCAGCGCCGAATCGGATGCCGAAATAAATAGCCTAATAGATCCAGTAGTCTCATTCAAGATTATTCTACCATTATCGGTGGATAGTTCAAGGATTAGTGCTTTGGATTCGGGCTTTGACCGAATGTGCATCTTTGCTGTATAGCCAGCAAGATTAACAGGAGCCGAAGGTTCACCAGTCTCATAAAACAAAGTTTGATTAAATGTTGCCCCCTGAAAAATACAGATATCAGCTTCGGCAATCGGTAGTTGAGCCATAAATGGCAAATAGAATCTACCAATTCTTCTTTATAGTCAAGGACTGTTTGAGTTTCTTGAATGATTCTTTGTTGAGCCGTTTCTTTTCCTCAATCGCCTCACTCCCAGCCATGGCTCCAAATACCTTACGAGCAACAAATAATCCTACGGCAAAGGAGTCAAATAAGTCGGGCGACTTTCCTATCCGCTTTTTCATGTCGGTCTTGGACTCAATGATGATCTTTCGGGTTCGACGCACATACTTCCTTTGAGTCATCTCCCATGCCAGATCGGGTGTGATTCCTTTAAGTTGCTCGCATTCTAGGAAGTAACGGGCGGCGAAACAGAGTTCTGAGGCCATATTGTGGAACAATTCCTTGCCGACTTGAGGTTTTCCTGTGACCTCGTTCCTCATGGCGTATTGGGCGCTGACAGGAAGATCTGACGCTGCGCCCGCAAAACTCACTGCGTGCCAACCCTTTAGGAGTTCGCGTTCTCCAATAGACCAGAAAATTCCACCCGCCGAAGCATCTACCCCCATCCATTGATTCGGTATTCCCAATTTAAGAGAAAGATCGTGGATTTGCTGGATCATCTCGTATTGGAAGTCTTCTTGAGACCCCGCTCTCCTATTAAGGACATACTGTTTTTCCACCGCTATCGCCCATTTCCCGCTGATTAGCTTGCCATACTTCATGTGTGTGAAAACAAAGCGGTCTCCTCCTTCGGTGTAGCTAGGGTCGATTCCTGCAATATCTTTCGGGGCTCCATCCCAGATTGGTTTTTCTAGTGCCCCATGGCGGGCTAGAAGGATGTCAGAAACAATCGTGGAGTCATCGGCATCGGCAGGAGGCCAGAAGCCCCTAAACTTTCTCCAATACTGTGGGTTAAGTTCTCCGAGTTCTTTTCGCGCCAGCGCCACATCATTTGGCTTCGGCAGGAATGGATAGCGAAGACCCTTACCCTGTTCAAAGGCTTGTTGGTTGGGGTTGTCCTTTTCGGAGTCAAATCTGATACACACACCCTCAATACCAGCCACCCGTATCTTCCAATTCGGGGTTTCCTCATCCACACTCATCCATCCTTTGATGGGTTCGCAAAACTTCCCGTGGGGGTCGAAGATAGAAGCGGGGTTTCCCGCGCCGACGATATAAAGTTCCTGTGCGCCCTTAAATCCCCAGACTGCTTCGTTAATTACGGAAGCTGAACAGTCTTGTAACTCGTCAATAATCAAAACGATACGACGATTCTTTTTGCCCTGTAACCGCTTTTGGGCATCATCTTTGTATTCGTCGCCAGCCGCCAGAAGCATGATTGAAGAGGCGTCACTCACGCCAGTCTCTGGGTCGATCACCGCCCCCTCTTCGTCCGAAAGCTTAATGATATCCATGGACTCAATGAGTCTTCCAGAGGCTAGTCCCATGTTTCGGGCTTCGCGGTACATCTTGACCAGTGCCGCCCAAATACGCTGCTTGGCGTCTATTTTCGACGTAGAGACCACAATACACATCGTATTGATTGGGTCGCAGAACCAGTTAACAAGAGCAAATGCCGCCATGCCGTAGGATTTACCAGAGTCGGTGCCGCCCGCAAGTCCAGTCACACTTCGGATAAATCGGTTGCCCGTGACTTCGTCTACTTCGTGAACAGTATTGCAAAATGCCTGTGCCGCTAATTCCGCCCACTTATGCCATTGGAAGGTGGGCCATATAGCTGAAACGATGTTTCGGTAATGACGGGCTTTTCCTAAACCTCCTTCTTCGGGCGTCAACCCTTGCAAGAACGCATCCATCTCAATACGGATCGGCGTAATCGCCTGTCCGTCTTTGGGTAGCCACAACCTCCCGTATTTCTCTACACCTTGATCAACTGTTGCCATTTATGAAATTT